AGAAAAAAATTATAAAAATTGGGACGAGTACTGGATTGAGTTTTGTAACTATATGGTAGAAAAATATAAGAATACTAACGGCAGGAAAAAATAATGGCTTTATCGGACTCTGATAAGAAAAAACTTAAACGCTATAGATTAAGCGGTCTGAACAAACCAAAGCGTACACCAGACCATCCTACTAAAAAAGGCATTGTTGCTGTAAGTAATAATGGTGGTATTAAAATTATTAGGTTTGGCGATCAGAAGATGGGACATAACTATTCTCCTGAAGCTCGTAAATCTTTTAAAGCAAGACATGGTAAGAATATTGCCAAAGGTAAAACAAGTGCAGCTTACTGGGCAAATAAACTTTTCTGGGCTGGACCTAGCGGTTCTAAGAAAAGTCCTCCTAAGTCTCAGAAGCTTGTACGTGGCATAAAAAGAAGAGGTTGATATGAAAAAAGCAGTAGACGCACCTAAAGGTTTTCACTGGATGAAAGCTGGTAAAGGATTTAAACTTATGAAAAATCCTCGTACTGGTTATGCTCCACATAAGGGTGCATCAAAAAAAGCAAGCTTTGAAGTTCAAACTATACATAAGAAATAAAACACACAATGGCAGTAAAAAAGAAAGCCGGTACAGCTACCAAGCGTAACCCTGCTAAGTGGGCTAGGGCAAAGGCCAGAGCTAAAGCTAAAATGGGTGGTAAGCATTCTGCCAGAGCTATGCAGCTTGCTGTTAAGTATTATAAAGAATCTGGTGGAAGTTATAAAGGTAAGAAAAAAACTACTAATAAATTATCAAAGTGGACTAAGCAAAAATGGAAAACAAAGTCAGGGAAACCAAGCAGCAAGACAGGGGAGAGATATCTTCCAGAGAAAGCAATCAAAGCCCTGTCGTCAAAAGAGTATGCTGCGACCACGAAAGCAAAGAGAAAAGCGACTGCTGCGGGGAAGCAATACTCCAAACAACCTAAACGTATTGCGCGTAAGGTTAAGAGATATAGGAAAACATAATGGCTGTATCAGGTACATATAATTTTAATCTCGATATTGACGAGGTTATTCAGGAAGCAATGGAAATGATTGGAGGCGAAAGCACTCTCGGTCATGAACCTGCTTCTGCTCGTCGTTCTATTAATATTATGTTGAAGGACTGGCAAAACCGTGGTATACTGTTATGGAGTACAAGTGTTTCTTCTGTAACGGTAGCAGCTTCTACTGGAGTATATAATCTATCTTCTAATACTATTGATGCACTTGAAGTAGTTTTAAATAGAGACAGTACTGATTTACAGTTGACACGTATTACATCAGAAGAGTATTTATTGATACCTAATAAAACACAGACAGGACGACCTTCTCAGTATTCTATTCGTAGAAGTAGAGATAATCCTGTAATGTCCGTTTGGCCTCTTCCAGATAATTCCACAGACATTTTAAAGATAGAAGTAATCAGCGAACTACAGGATATTAATAAATCCGCAGAACAAAACGCTGATCTACCTAAAAGATTTTTCCCTTGTCTTACGGCAGGGTTATCTTACTACATGTCAATGAAACGAGCAGGAGTACCTTCTGAACGTATCGGCATGTTAAAAACTAATTACGAAGAAACACTTGCTAGAGCAATGGAAGAAGATCGTGAACGAGCAAGTTTGTTTATTCGTCCTAGACTTCGTTATTTATAATGGCTATAGCAGAAGCTATTATAAAATCATGGCCTGTATTTTTAGGAATAATTACTTTGATTATTGTATTGGCTAAAATGCACGGTGATATAGAAATTATAAAAGAAAAAGTAAAAACTTTGTTTGAGCTTTGGAATAATAAAAATGGCAAGTAATAAAAATGCACTAGCTATGTGTGATGTATGTGGATGGGTTTATCCGCATAGGCTCATGCAAGAAAATAGCTATGGCCTTATTGTTTGTCCATCAGATTTTGAGGGTAACTTTGATTTAAAAAACCATCCTCAGAATAAAATTCCTGATGTTCGAGACAACCCTGCTATACGTAATCCTAGACCTGACACAGGCGGCAGAAATTTAACATGGGATCAAGCAGCAACTACTTGGGATTCAACAGATGAGCATTGGCAACTAATATGACAGATTTAACAGGTAAAGTAATTTCAGGAACATATCAGCAGCTATTGCTTATTAATAGTAGTACTGCTAATGAAGGTGTTAGTACATCTGCTGTGTTTGTTCAAACAGGTGATGGTACTAATACTGCATTAAAAGTAGCTACAAATAAAATAATTGTTAATACTGCTTTTCTTGTAGACGGTACAGCAACAATTACTAATGATTTAGTTGTTAGTGATAAAGTCTGTGCTTCTGCTTTCTTTGGAGATGGTTCTAATCTTACGGGTTTAACTGCTAGTATTGGTGGTGATATCTCTGTCAGTTCTATTACTGTAGCTGGTAATGCTAATGTTGGTGGAAGCTTAGTTGTAAAAGCAAATGCTTCTGTAAGTGGTGCTTTAAATGTAGCAGGTAATACGTCTCTTGGTGGCACACTAACTCAAACAGGTGTAGCAACTTTTGCAAGCAATGTTACAGTAGGTGGAAAGCTTGTTGTAGAAAGTGATGTGTCTGTCAGTGGTCAGCTTGATGTAAATGAAAATGTATCTATTGGTGGAACTCTTCTTGTAACAGGTACAGGCACTCTTACTGGTAAAACTGAATTTAAAAACGATGTCTCCGTTAGTGGAAGACTTGATGTTGCAGGATCAGTATCTGTTGGTTCTATTTTAAACGTAACAGGTATTAGTAACTTTGCAACTGATGTGTGTATTAGCGGTAATGCTAATGTAGTTGGTAATGTAACGGCTGCATTTTTTTATGGTGATGGTCGCAACCTTACAAATGTAGAAGCAGAATTAGGTACAGCAGCTAATATTTCTGTATCAGGTTTTATTAACGCTGGTGGTAATGTTTCTATTACTGGAACACTGGTTGTTAATAATGCTGTATCTATTAGTGCAAATACTGTTATTAATGGAACTCTTACAGTTGTAGGTGCGGTTAGCCTAGCATCTACTCTTAGTGTAGGCGGAGCAACTAACTTACTTAGCACTGTTACTGTAGCAGGAGCTACTGGCTTTTTAAGTACTGTTAGAGTTAGTGGTGCTGCAACAATGGCTAGCACACTTGATGTAGCAGGTAATACATCTGTTGGTGGGACTTTGTTTGTGACAGGTGCTGGTACATTTGATAGTACTGTTTCAATCAGTGCTGGATTAGTTGTCGGCGGAACTGCGACAGTTGTTGGAGCAATGAGCATCGGCGGTGCCTTGAGTGTTGGTGGCGCTACTAATTTATTAAGTACAGTTACAGTAGTAGGTGCTACAGGTTTCTTAAGCACTGTTAGAGTAAGTGGCGCTGCAACAATGGCTAGTACACTTGATGTAGCAGGTAATGTATCAGTAGGCGGTACTATTTTTGCAACAGGTGGCATTACATTTGATGGAGACGTATCAGTAAGCGGTGATGTAAATATTGGCGGCACACTTACTGTAGCAGGAGCCACAAGTTTAGCATCTACTCTTAGTGTAGGCGGAGCTACTAATCTATTAAATACTGTTACTGTAGCAGGAGCTACTGGTTTCTTAAGCACTGTCAGAGTAAGCGGTGCTGCAACAATGGCTAGTACACTTGATGTAGCGGGTAATACATCCGTTGGTGGGACTTTGTTTGTGACAGGTGCTGGTACATTTGATAGTACTGTTTCAATCAGTGCTGGATTAGTTGTAGGTGGTACAGCTACTGTTGTTGGAGCAATGAGCATTGGTGGTGCCTTGAGTGTAGGAGGTGCTACTAACTTACTTAGCACTGTTACAGTTGTTGGTGCTACGGGTTTCTTAAGCACTGTCAGAGTTAGCGGCGCTACTTCTTTAGAAGCAGGATTAGTTGTTGGCGGTAAAGCAGAATTTAATGGCGACGTATGTGTTAGTGGTAATACACAGTTAGTTGGTACATTAAAAGTTACAGGTGCTACAACTATAACAGGCAACTCAGGCTTCTTAGGTACTGTTCGTGTAAGTGGTCCAACATCATTAGAAGGTACTCTTAATGTAACAGGTGCTACAACTATAATAGGAGCTACAGGTTTCTTAGGTACTGTCAGAGTAAGTGGTGCCACTTCCTTAGAAGCAGGATTAGTTGTTGGGGGTAAGGCAGAGTTTAACAACGATGTATGTGTTAGCGGTAACTCACAATTAGTCGGTACTCTTAAAGTTACAGGCGCTACAACTATAACAGGTAACTCAGGCTTCCTTGGTACTGTTAGAGTAAGTGGTAATGTATCACTTGAAGGACAGTTACAATTAACTAAGTCGGCTGCTGCCGCTATTGAAACAACGGCTATTAATGGCATTACTTCAGTATCACTTAATTTTGGTACTGCACAAAATTTCTTTACTACTGTTACTGCTGCCCATACACTTGCTAGGCCAACTGCTGCAAGAGTAGGACAAGTAGGAAGTATTTTCTTAAGTCAATCTGGAGGAAGCGGTACTATATCGTACAATGCTTGTTGGAACTTTATTGGCGGTGCAGCGCCTGTTCTTTCTACAGCAGATGCTGCGGTAGACAGATTGGATTATATTATTCTTTCTGTGTCAAGCGATGGTACTGGTGAAAACATTCAGGCCGTTATGACACAAGCTTATAGTTAAGGATTATTAAATGGTTTTTCAAAACATAATGATGGGTGCTGCTGGTCAGAGCGGCGGCTACGAGATTGATCAGTCGATCCGGTTTAATTCAGCCGACTCCCCCTATCTGACAAAGACATTTGGGGCTGATGGCGGCGACACGTGGACCTTTTCTTTATGGATTAAAAGAGGAAAGATAACCAGCGGCGGCAACCGGTACTTTTTCAGCGAGGCGGGGGGCAGCGGAATCGGGTTTGTGGACGGCACAGACAAACTTCGTTTCTATAATGCCTCGTCTGTCGTGGATAGCACTCAGGTGTTTCG